AAACGTGAATATGTTTCCATTAGGTAATGTAGTTGCATCAGGTAGTTTAATTACTTGCCCACCAGAACCTGTAATAACTATATCAGGACTAGATGAAGCCGTTAAAGTGATGGTTGTTCCGCTAGCTGCTTGACTAAGAAAATTCTTAAAAAAATTATTAGCAAATACATTGCTATTACTATCACGCAATACAACGCTATTAGCACCAGATGATGTTGTGACTCCTGTACCTCCACTAGCTACATTTAATGTATTTGTAACCTGAGTTGATAAATTAATAGGAGATAATGAACCACCTAATGTTAATGAACCTGATGATGTAACAGTTCCAGATAATGTAATGCCTTGGATTGTACCTGTGCCAGATACAGATGTTACTGTTCCACCCGGATTTGTTGAACTTATTTGTACAGATCCAGAAGAAGCATTAACTGTAATGTTAGAACCAGCTACAATGCTGGTAACACCATTATTAGTGATTGTTTGATTAGGAAATGATCCAGTTATAGATATACCTGTACCAGATACCATTGCTGGACTTGATGTTCCTGTTCCACCATTTGCAAGTGATAATATTCCTGTAACCCCAGTACTTAGGGGTAGTTTACTAGCGTTAGTTAGGTCAGCGTATGTTGGTTGTCCTAAATTAGGGGTTACAAGAATTGGAGAATTGGAAAGCACTACAGAGCCTGTGCCAGTTGAAGTGGTTACTCCAGTACCGCCATTAGCTACAGGTAATGTGCCAGTTACTTGGCTAGTAAGACTTACACCTGTTAAAGTACCACCTAATGTAATTGTGCCAGATGAAGTTATTGGTCCACCAGTCAATGTAATGCCATTAACAGATCCGCTTGTAGCTATATTAGTAACTGTACCTGCATTTGCAGTTGTCCATGATGGATTAGCGGCAGTACCACCAGTTGTTAATACTTGTCCAGATGTACCCGGAGTTAATACAACCCAGTTAGCAGATCCGCGATAAAGTATATCACCTTGTGCTGCACCAAACGTATCTAAATAAGAAGATACACTATTAAACGAAGGTGCAGTAGCACCACCAGTTGGATTACCAAATATAGTATTAGCGTTAGCATTAGATAAGCTAAAACTTAACGCAGGTGTCGAAGAAGGATTGGTTACGCTTGTAGTAAATAATGGACTTAAATTTCCAGATGAAAAAGAAGTTACGCTTCCACCGCCAGAAGTTGAAGCTAATGTACCAGCACTAAAAGTTAAACCAGAACCAATAGTTACATTGCTAAAACCACCAGATCCGTTGCCATATAAAATTGATGTACCAGAAGTTGCAGGAGCATAATCAGTACCACTTGTTGCTATTGTTAATGTATTAGCTCCAGTACGTTTTACTATACCAGTAGAACTTAAACCTGTTATGGTATCTTGCGTAATGCTTCCACCTAAAGCAGTAGATGTACCTGAAATTGTTATGCTACTATTAGCTAATTGTGCATTAGTAATTGTTCCAGTTAATCCTGTAGTTGGAAGTCCTGTAGCATTGCTTAATAAAGCATAAGATGGCGTACCAAGGTTTGGCGTAACTAATGCAGGAGATGTTGCAAAAACATTAGCACCTGTACCTGTTGATAAAGTCGTTCCTGTTCCACCATTTGCAACTGGTAATATACCAGTAACTTGGCTTGTTAAATTAATTGTGCCAGATAAAGATGATGTAGGTATTGATGTAGATGCAGTAAATCCATTTGCTCCGTTACCACTTATAAAACCATTTAGTGTTGATGAAAAACTTAATGTACCAGATGTTGTAACTGGTGATCCACTAACAGTAAAACCTGTAGGTGCTGATAATGCTACGCTAGTTACAGAGCCACCCCCTGATGTGCTTGATAATGTAATTGTACCGCCTAAAGCAACATTTCCACCACCAGTAAGTCCTGATCCAGCAGAAATGGTTATAGAATTATTAGCTAACTGAGCATTGGTTACTGTACCAGATAAAGCAGTTGTGGGAATACTTGTAGAAGCAGTTACGTTATTAGTTGTATTGCCATAAAGATAACCCGTAAGTCCTGTTGTTTTTAAACTATTAAAAGCACCTGCATTAGGTGTAGTTTGACCAATAGAACCATTAAATACCGAAGTATCACTCAATGGAGTTATATTACCAAGATTAAGTGTAATTGATGGAGTCGTAGTAGGGTTAGCTACTACTGCACCTATACCATTTTGTCCTGTTACAGATACATTTGTTACTGTGCCGTTGTTAGTATTTGTAGCATTAATTGTTACATTACCAGTAGAACCACTTATTGTAATTCCATTACCAGCAGTTAAACTTAAAACACCAGTATTGGTAAGTGTTAATAAACCACCCAATACAACATTACCACCGCCAGATAAACCTGTACCTGTGCTTATTGTTATTGAATTGTTTGTTAATTGTGAATTGCTAATACCAGATAATGTGCCCCCAAGTGTTAATGCTCCAGATGTGGTTACATTACCTGTTAAAGTAATACCATTTACTGAACCTGTACCTAATACATCTGTAACTGTACCATTACCACCAGTAGCATTAAGCGTATTACCAGTAAAAGATAATCCTGTTCCAACAGTAACATTTTGAAATCCACCTATACCATTACCAGCAAGAATTTGATTACCAGATGTATTACCAGTTGTGTTTGTAGCAATTATTTGACCATTGCCTGTAGCAGTAATAGATACGCCACTTGGTACTACTATACTTCCATTTGTTAAAGCATTGGTGCCCTGTTGCTTTTGAACGCTAACTTGAGCGGATAGCGCAAGGGGCAATAATAAAAGAGTTATTAATGTACTAAATTTCATGGAATTAAGATAGAGTTCCAGCAGCAGGTATAATTGTGTCAAGGACTTGGTAATTGGTGCCATTCCATACTAGATGTAATTCTCCAGCAGGAGTATATTGATCGCTAGTAAATGTACAAAGAATTGGATTTGTTATAGTGGTATCGTAAACATTAATTGTGATACCATATGCTAATCCTGTACTAAATCTTAGGTATACGTGGGCACCTGCATATAATCCAAATCCACTTACTACACAGCTTCTATTGCCACCAGAACCGCCTAATGTAATCCATTCAGTATGTAGTTGACTAGATGGACTTACAGTAAATGTAGTTGATGTAGATGTAGTTTGAGCGTTATAAGATACGTAGAAACCACTAGGAGCAGGTACATTATAACCAGGATTGTAAAAGGTTACATAACCAGCCCCATAGGTGATCATATTACCAGAAGTGGTTAATCCCTCTATGCTCATCCAATACTGAGCAGAGTTTTCACCGTATAGGCTAATATCCGTTTGAGCTTGGTTAAGATCAAATACTGCCTGATATTGATTGCCTGCTATCCATTCTTGATAGCTAATGCTAGAAGTAATAGCTGAAGCATTAACTGTAGATGTAATTACAGGTGTTAAAGAACTTGGATTAGATGAAACTACTAATTGTAAATATTGAAGATTAGAAAGATCTACAGAAGCATTATATTGATTAAATACGGCAATCTGTACGGCTGCTGAACGACGTACCCAAATCTGTGGAGGAAGACCTGTCTGTATATCAACAGGAGTTACAGGAGGGTTAGATACCAGCGTAAGCTGGACTTGAATTGGTAATTGCTCGTATGACATAATATTATCTTCCGAAAACTAATACTGATATGCAGCTAGAGTTTTCTAATGAAGGACCGCTACCACTGCCACCATAAGGCTCCCAGCAAAAAATTTCTAATTGTGATGTTGTACGTAAACCAGTTTTACCAGTAGCACCACCAGTAATAACATTGTTATCACCAGCTACACTATAATTTCCATTTTGTGTACCTGCGCTACCAGAAAAGGCATAATTACCTTGAGTAAATGTGCCTGTATTAAAGTTAATGATATAATTACCTTGGCCTACATATTGTACACCAGTTGATGAATTAATGGAGCTAGAACAATTTAAGATATTGCAATAACCACCAATATTGGTTGTTCCATCAAAAGTTACCCATGCTTTACAAACATTGTCGCCTTGTATTGATGTGCCTAAAGGCAACCAAGCAGATGGATTAGTAAGTAAACCAGTATTGTTTGAAGATGTACCAGCTTGGCTGACGTATATACCTAATGGACCATTTGCAATGTTACTATTATTAACAATAGCATTGTATCCATAATATGTATTACCAGATGAATCCCATTCTGGAATACCACGTTGTGATAAATAAGTTAAGAAGTAAGAAAAAAGATAGAACAATGAGTTCATATCTTCTAATGCAGGTTGATTACTTCCAATTACGGCAGATGCCCAACCACCAGCATAAGCACTACCTTGTATTGTTGTAGGATTAGTGGTATAAGCAGGAGTTGTTGTAGCTGATCCAAATTGACCTATAGCTGTTTGTCCTGATACGCCATAATAGTTACCTGCAAATAATTGAGGTACAGCAGGTGTTGTGAAAGGTAGTTGTGGTTGAGACATAAAATTATTATTGTATTACCTGCATTGTAAAATATGAACTAGTTGCAGCTAATATGTTGATTGTAGATCCACTATCTTGTGCGACAACTACCTGAAAATAGCTTGGCCCTCCCATTGATGTTATATCAATAATTCCAGATGTTGTAGAACAATAGTTGCTTGGAAAAGTTGCGTCAGCAGGAACTACATTAGCTCCATAAACATTTCCTAAATTGTCTTTAATTTTAACTTCTCTGTTACCTCCAGAAACATCTTGCCAATTTATACAAGCACTTACTCTAACTCTTGTAACCCCATAAGGCACATAAATTTTTGTAGGATCTCCACTAGACCAAAAAGATGAATTATCACTAAATACTTGATGATTCCAACTTACTATTACTTCACCAGAAGAAGCATAATTTCCTATTGCTACTGAAGCTAAAGTTGTATTAACAGAAACGCCAGTCGTACCAACAGTAGCTGTTAATGTACTACTAGAATTAGTCCAAGACAATCCTTGTAATGTAACTGGTATTATTTTACCTGATGAACCATTTACACCAAGTAAACCTCCAGCACCATAAATACTTGTTGGTAAATATATATTACTATTTAAAAAAGAAAAACCATTAACAGATATGTTATTATTAAAATTAGCAGGACCTGCAAATGTATTACTATCATTTACACCTGCTTGTATTATACCATAAGTAGATGCTGCCGTTGGTGCAGCGTCTATATATAATTGTGTTGAACTATTTAATACCGTACTACCAGATACAGAAGTTGCTCCTAAATCTAAATGTATAAATTTTACATTTGAATAACTAGATATGGATTGTATAGAGCCACCACTTGCTAATACATATAATTGATCATTATCAGCGGTAATGTTTAATTGACCGCTTAATCTCATTATTTTTCCAGAACCCGATGATGTGGGAACTATTGGTGTAAAATCTATAGGTTGTGCAGTTGTTGGTGCATCAGTTCCTACTTGCAATGTAGTAAACACACCTGCACCACCGCCTCCGCCACCATTACCTGTAACAGTTAAAATACCTCCCGATAAACTTAATCCAGTACCCAAGCTTAATGGTTGTAGATGATTGGAAGCATCTACATAGACCATATTATTTGTAACAGATGGCGTGGAAGTAAATGTTACATTACCAGTAAAAACAGGATTATTAATTGGAGTTTGTTGTGCTAATGCACATCCAAATAATAAAGGTAAAAATAATAATTTTAAATATTTCATATTAAGCGTAAGCAGTCCAAATTAATTTATGATTTGTGGTAGTAACAGTTGATTCGGTAACAGGTGAACTTAATGCAACAGAAAAACCAGCAGTAGTAATAGAATCAGATACTACATTAGCAAAAATCGTAGTAAGATTAGTAGATGTACACGTTAATGTAGCACTTACAAATGAAGGAGCGGTGCTTGGATTAGGTGTATTAAAAGGTATTGCATAAACACTAGATGATCCACTAACAAGCATACCAGTCGTTAAAGGGGTAACATTAAAATCTACAACTTGACCGCCAATAGCATTTGCTAAAGCAATTTGCGCTGAACCACCAGAATTGTTATCTAGTTCAATAACATCGCCGCTTCTAGTACGAGTTAAAGGTATACCTCCATTAATTTGTATAATGCGCTGAAATGTTGTTGGTGTTGCCATATTATGATCCTACTGATGTAATTCTACCGACGTTACTATAACTTAAAATTCTACCATAAGTTGATGTACTTAAACTTCTTCCACTACCTATTTGTGTAGTAACAACATTAATGCCTACACCCATAGGAGCAGGTAAAAATCTTTCTAATAATGATAAACTTAAAAAAGTATAATTATTACTTACGTTATAAGTTAAAGTCATGTTTTGGTTGTCCGTTAATGTAACAAAGTCTGGTAACAAGTCATTGAGGTATTGTTGAATTGATGCAAGCGTGCCATCGTTTGAATTTAAAATGATCTGTAACTGTATAACTAATCTATATTGATCATCGTTTAAATTGGTGGCTGGTTGTGCTGCATCTGAATAGCTTTCCCAAACACCGCTAGTATTTGTAGTACCAGCGTAATTTCTAAAACCTATAGTGTTACCAGTATTTAAGTAATTGTTAAAACCCCAATAAGGTATTGATGAACCTACTGGATTAATGTTTCTAGGCACTCCCACATATTTACCTATAATATCTAATTGTGGGCCAACAGCAGTATCTATATTAAAAGCATTAATTAATAATGTAGTTAAGTCATCAGCTAATGCTTGTTTTACCATCAATGCAGTAAGCATTTGAGCATTAGGTTGTTCTGAATACTGAAATATTAATCTATTAACATAATAATTAACTAATGTAATTAAATTATTACTTGGTGGCGTGCCAGTAGGCGAACCAGCAGTAGGCCAAACTGGAACCACAGTAGGACTAGATGACGTAACAGGATCCCCACTAGCATAAATGGGTACTATGTTATTAGTAGATCTTGTGCCAAAGTTTGCCATTATACTGTAATATTACCAACAGGAAGAGTAAATTGATAATTGAGTCCAGATGCAGCTATGTAAGTCAATGAACCTGGAGTTGATGTTAAACTTATGTTTTCACCACTTACATAACAGTTTGGTGCAAACTTTTTAATTAATGCTACAATAGAACTAGAATCTGCTGCTTGACCAATATTGTAAGTAATAGCGTTTGCTATTAATGTGGCTAAGTTACTTGGTTTTGTACCAGTAATAGCTGTTACTGTAGCAGTAAACCATAAAGGTTGTAATATTGGAGTATCCCAATAAACGTTAAATGTTTGTGTGCTTGTTTGTTGTATAGAATAAGAATTTGTATTTGGATTAATATTAACAGTTGGTGCAGATGTGTAACCAGTACCACCAGCAATAACTGTAAATCCAGTTATTTGTCCTGTAGATGCATTAAATGCAGCAGTCGCAGTAGCACCAGAACCACCACCTCCAGTTAATGTAACATATGGAGCGTTGTAATATCCAGAACCGCCAGAGCCTAATGTAATAGATGAAACGCTTGTTCCAGTAAGATTAGCGGTACCACTTGCGCCAGTACCAGAGTTAGTTTGTCCGCAACCAGCATTACGTTTGTTGTAAATTACTTGAGCTATATTGCGAGCTAAAGTATAACCATTAGCTTGTATTGTATTTAAAGAAATAGTGGTAGCAATAATAACCCAAATGCTATGCGGAGGTATTCCACCAACTGTAGTGCTAGAAGCTACATTAGTTGTGTTTTCTTGTACTGATACATAACTAACACCATCAAGCGTTTCTAATCCACCAACTAAACCTTCTAAATAACCTTTACTAGGTAACGATACTGAAATAGCTCTACGCAATCTTAATTGTGCATCTGTTTCTTCGTTTTGACCTAATGATGTATAAGTTGATGCATTATTAACAGAAGAAACGCCATTTGTTACACTAACAACTGTAGTAATAGTACCTACTGTAGAAGAAATTGCTCCTATTAAAGAAGCTTGAAATGGTACAAGCGTATATGTGCCAGATGTAAAAGTTTGAGTCGTTAATAACTGATATTGATTACCAGAACTATCAGCTACTGTAAAAGGTGAAGTAGGTTGCTGATCAATTCCGTACAGTGTTACGTTTGACGTAATTACTAACGTCATTGGTTGCTGAGTATAAGTACCAGCTAAACGTATAACACCATTGATAGCACAACGCTGATCTAATGTAACACCTATAGCTTGATCTGGGTCAAACGATGTATATGCAGTAACAATTTGCTCTAAAACATCTAGTTTAGCTTGAGCAAATATATTGATTAAATTGGCATCAGGCGAATTAGGCTGTACGTTTGCACCTGGAAATATAGTTAAATATCCAGGAAAATCTACGGAACCATATTCTATCTCACTGATGATTTCATCAATGGTTTGGATTTTAAGACCGTTTATATCAAGTGTATTAGGAATAGGTATTATTAGCTGGACTAGGACTTATATAGAAATCGTAGTCGCGCTTGAAACGCTGGATGAATAAATGGTGGAAATGTTATAAGTTAAGGTCAACTGTCTGGTAGCATTATTTAAATTAGCACTTACTGTATTAATACTTATAACTCCATAACAATTAGATATAATGTTACGGGTTTGAGCTAATATAGCATTTTCGGTGTTTTTATTGCCTAAAAGGTTAATCCAATCTACACCAAAGTTGGTATACCAGAAAGCGTCATTTAAAAAGGTATTAAGGGCAGTTTGTATATTTAAAGCTATAGCATTATTGCCTGTAGCATAACTTGCCAATCCTTGCCCAAATAGCCAATCGCCAGTACTTGATATAATGTTAACTGTGGGAGGAAAGGTATAGCCAGAACCTTTATTGGTAACAGTAATAGTTCCTATTTGACCAGATATAACATTGGCTTGAGCGGTGGCTTTAGTACCCCCTCCTCCTACAATAGTTATCGTAGGTGGGCTAAAATAGTTCTGACCATTGGTTAAAACATTGATTGCAGTAACATAACCACCAGATACCTTTGCTATAGCAGAAGCACCTGAACCGCCTGTTGTTAGGCTTCTAAATATCATTGAGGGTGAACTCATTTAAGAAGGGCGGTTATTGCATTAGATGCGGTTGTGATTTGAGTTGTACAGTCAGGACCTGTTTTTGCGTTTAAGGCAGTTAAAGCAGATACTACGTCTTGAAGTGCAGTCAATAAACTCGTTGTGGCATTAGAAATGCCTATTTTGGTCGTTCCTAACGATATTAAAGGGCCAGTTGGACCAGATGATCCATAAATCTGGGTATCTGTTGTAGAATAGCCAGGAAGCGATGCTGGTTGGCTTCTAAGACCAACTATGGCTATAGCATCAGATAAGTTATGTAATCTATTGCTATTAGGAGGTAGTCCTGTGGTGCCCGATAACCACCAAGTATCCATATTTCTATCTAAAAAGATTAAAGCACACGTATCTCCTTTATTTATAGGAAAAGTAATAGCACCACCGCCTCCCCCTAAGCATACTATTGGTACCCCTAATAATTGAGGGTATTGGGCTATAACTGGGGTAGTAGTCGAATCAGCATTGGTTAAATTTTGTAGAACTATACCCATATTAATGGTTATATCCGCAGTCTGAGTAGTAGGGTAAAAATTAACTATAGTGCCTGTTTGGGCACACGCCAATGCAGACATCCATTCCCTAGCTGATTGATTTAATACCAGCTTAAGATCTGGATAAGACCTTGGTAGACTAATTGCTAAATTTGTTTGCTCAGACATATTATTGTGGAAGTACAGTATTACCTGAGAAAGTGGTAGCTCCGTTAGGTCCTAAGTATAAGTTAACGGTTGTGGTCAGAGGACCGTTTACAGAAGGCGATATTATACCCTCGTGGGTTATTCCCTGTACTGGATATATGTTATTATAAATAGGTATATCTTCACTAATTAACTGCACTTGTTGTCCAAGGGTTAATCTAGGCTCAAATAACATTTTTACTTGGATAAAATTACCTTGGCGCATAGGTATATCCAATAATCCTGTAGCAGAACTTATAAGAAATATTTGATCGTTAACTTTAAACGAATCACTATTACTTAGTACCTTTAATTGATTATTATCAATGGTGGCGTTTACGCCAGAAGGTAATAAGTTTTGTATTAAATTATAAGTAGGTCCGCAAAATACCGACGCACGCTGATTAACAAATTTAGGTACAGTTCCTATAATGGGTGTAGGAAAAGTTTTAATTAAATCACTATTAAGCCTTATAATTGTATCACTTAATGTAGATTTAGCAGGTAATGTAAAATTTGAATAACTATTGGCTTGAGCAAAACCACCATCAAATGCTTCGATTTCTGTTACAATATTATTCCTGCCTACCCTTGTGCTATAAGCTTGGCGTACATTGCCATTAAATATCAAAGGCACAAATTGATTTTCATAACCAGCCCTAAATTGTATTTCTGAATACGCAGCACCATTAAACCATTCTTTGTAAATAACATCTCTGGTTTTTTCGGCTAGGTTATATATTTTAAAATTAGCCGTTTGTGCAGTAGCTAATATTTCACGTTTAATTGAAAATTCTACAGTAAATGGAGGATTAATAGTTAAGCTATTTTGAGCAAAACTTGTAAATACGCCATCAACAGGCACAGTACTGCCAGAAGTAGTTGCAGGTTTGCTGTATGGTCCTACTTGGCAATATAAGCTATATGTGCGGTTAAATTTCAATTACCTACAACAATTTGAGTTTCGATTTGTTCAACTTCAGTAGAAGTTAATAAATACAATTTAGCATATCCACTTTGGAAATCACTAGCATTTAAAGGTTCATAACCATCCGTAGTAACGCAAGCTAAACCAAATGTAAATATTGTCTCAAATTGCCTCAATATATTTGGATACGTAGTTACTCTCATTGAATTAATGGTGTATGCAGGACTTTGTCCATTCCAACTGAGATCAAAATACCAACCACTTTGATTAGGACGATAAGCTAAAGTCATGGTCGCAGTAGTACCATCAGGTATAGCTATGCTAATAATCTGACAAGGTGTATCGTTTATACCTGTTATTAATTGCATATTATATTTTGCTATCTTTTAACCAAGTTTGATAAATCTGATCGGCAGCTTGGCTAGATAATGTAACCTGTCCTATATTTCCATTTAATGCTGGATTTGATTCAAAATTTTGAAAAGTTAAACGACCAGCAGTTAAATTAGGATTAATAATAACCTGACTGGCTAATCTTATCTTTTTAAAAGTAACACTAATATCTGTAATGTTTGTAGTAGTTGCATCTTGGCTAGGTTCACAAGACTCAATAGCCATGTTGGAAAATATACCCCATGGCGTTTCTACTGTGAACAATACTCTACCAGTCCATAATTGATAAAGAAATCCAACTATGTTTTGCTGACGTAAATTAGGATCGTTTTGACTTAAATTAGATACTCCTAAATACCATTGATATAAATCAGTTGTATTTGCATTAATTGAATTTGCAGTCGTAGAAGTAGATAAAAGTTCTGCTTGTGCTGAACCAGGTGTTAATGGTGGTATTAGCGGTGTATTTAAAGGTAATGAGCTTGCTGATTGTACAGGTGCATTTTTCACCAATGGTGTTTGATATGCTATGATACCAATAGAGCCTTTTAGTGTTACCTTTTCTGGTGAAAGTGATATTTGATCATGTATAGCACTATTATTTTCTAACCAATGATCAGTAATTTCTGATTTAAATTCTAATCTTTCTTCACCACGTATATCAAAAGTTAAACCAGCTATACCATAAGGCAATGGAGATGGATAAGCATATACTGTCTGCTGAACTGGTGTAAGAGCAGAAAAGAAACTTGATTGATCACTTGGTATAATATTTGTAGCCATATTAATAAGCAGTTGATCCTACCATTCCTAAACCAGAAGCGATTCCGTAGCTTTGCGAAAAACTTTTGTTTATTTGCTTATGCATTTCTTGTACTACTGCTTTAGGATCGCCAGCACCACTAATATGTACAGTAATATTATTGTTATTGGTATTATTAGAAGTATTTGTAGAATTGTTTGGTAAATTATTATTTAAATCTGCTCCACCGCCAATACCAAATTGATCACGTAAGAATGTGCCATTTTTTAATGATGTTACTGTATCATGGAATACTCTTAATGGATCCGTAAATTCATCTAACTTATTTGTCATATTTGAAATCCATTGACCAAATGAAGTTTTATCAAAATCATCAAATGCTTTAATTACTCTTAGACTTATATCAGCAATATCATCTAATAATTCAGCAAATCCTAAAGCAGCAGGTGCCAGCATTGTGCCTATTTTTTGAGCAACGACACCAAACTTATGCTCCATAATACCCATAGCTTGATTTACTTTATCAAACGCTTTGGTATTTTCTGAAGATATTGCCATATCTTCTTTTAATTGTAATACAGAGAGATCCGCTCTTCTTAACATTTGAAAGGTAGAATCACTTATGCCTAATTGAGCAGTTAGTTTTCTACCCATAGCTGCGGATATTTCACCACCTTCTTTTACCTTTTCATGTATCTGTGCTAATATTTCAAATGGATCTTGATTAGGATTAATACCTAATAATGCCCAAGGTGCCATATTGCCTTGGCCTAATTTTATATCAGTTTGTGCTTGTTGTATGTTAGCAATAGCACTAGCAACATCTTCACCACTAGCTCCAAATTGAGCAGCAGCAAATTGCCAATTCTGTAATGTTTTTACAGAAGCACCTGTAATTAAATTAAACTGAAATAGATTCTCTCCAGCTTTTGTGGCATATTGTGCAATCTTACCAAGACCTACTGCTACACCACCAAATATTGCAGTTGCTGCAGCAGTCTCTACTCCTACTTCACCAAATGCAGTAGCCAAATCACTTAACGAACCTTTGCCTTTAGCTAATTGATTAAATAACTTAGCTCCAGTTTTTAACTGTAACTCATCTAGCTTTTGCTTTTCTTTTTGTTGCTTATCTTTTTTTAGGTTTAAATCAAGAGTCTGTTTTTCAGCAGCTTGTCTTTTTTTGGAATCATTTAACCAACTTGTATAAGTAGGACCTGCTTTTTCATTATATTGAGTATAAGCTTGTTTAGGACCAATAGCTGATTCGTATTGATTAGTCTTTCCATCGCCTGCATTTGCTTTACCACCACCAGTTTTATTAATGATTATTGGTATGTTTAATTTAGCTAATGCAGTAGGTATCTTATTAAGATTCTTAGCTAATTCATTGGCAGCAGTCGCAGCGTTATTTAAGCGCGTAGTAAGACCATTAAGGCTTTGTTGATTATCAACTTTCAGCCCAATCTTTACAAAAAAATCACCTATACTTTGGCTCACGATTTATGGTCCTTATTTAATTCTTGTTCGGTTTCAGAAGCTTCAGCCTGACAAATATGAAAATGCCACGCATCAAGAACCAGATCGGTAGGCATATCTAATATTTCCAAAAGGCTGCCTACACCTCGCCCGTTTAACTGTAGGGCTATACGTATCTGGGGTTCTAGTTCGTCGTGGATTTTGGCTCGCTGCCACCTGTTCCCTTTAATGGGGTTGATAACAGCGATCCGAGGTTTTTGAAAAAAGGGACGAGATTCAAAGTCGCCACCTCCCAAACGACAAGCAGGAAGTCTGCACGAGCATCTTCGGATTCAAAAGTATTTCTAGTAATTTTAATTCCTACAGAATCGTTAAGACTCTGGTATGTGCATGATTCCATACACTTCCAGATAGCCTCTTGTACCTTTTCAGATGTGGCTACTTTAATTACAATATCCTTAAGTTCGCTAATATCCATTTGCAGAAAGTTAGCAAAATCTAAGGAAGATCCCTGCGACCCAAAAGGAACTCCAACGAGTTCCTTAAAAGTAGCATTGAATAAATTCATACCATCGTTGAATCTCGCTAATTGAAATCCAAGGGTGGCACCGCTTGATAGGGGAATATTTCTCATTTAAGAATTATGACTGAATTTGACGTGTACCCATTGCAAAGCGGATTTTCCACATTGTGACACCTTGATCAGTATCACCTTCCACGTTGCTCTTAACTTCTGGTACTGCCATTGGCACACCACCAGTTAATGTATAGGCATCAGTAGTAATATTACCATTGCCATCACCAATAAGTTTTACAACAGATGCTTCTAATAAATTAAAAGTCGCAGGACTATTAACAAATTGTCTATATGCAGCGTTTACATATTGGTCATTAACACTACCTCTAATTAAGCGTAGCGTTAATTCAGCAAGTTGACCCATAGCATTAAAAGCAATAATTGTGTTATTGTTTTTGCCTGGTTTCATTGTGACGAACTCGTTAGGGAACGTCAAAGAACCAACATCGCCATCTGCGAGATCGGTCTGCAATATACCATTGATAGAAATCGTATCGTTACCGTTTAATGAAATATCCATGACTTATAAGATTAGTAGTTGATGTAAATAATTCCGTTTACGCTTTGAATTGCGCCAGCGTACTTGATTGCAATTTGAATCAATGGAGCTATGCGTTTAGCACGTAGTGATTGTAATTGTTGTGATACTGGTTGTGAGTAAACATAGTAGCCAAATTGAGCTATGTTTGTTACTAATGATGCAGGATTGCCAAATGTAGAACCTGTCCATGAACCTGGTGCTAAGAATCCATTTGCTACTGCTTGATTAAGAACTTGAGCGATTGAACTCTTAATTGTGTTCATACCAGCTTCAGTCTGTGGAATCTTAGTAGGTGTTGTACCAAGTGTGTTAAATGTAGCTACTTGTAATGAATTTAATAACCAAGTTAGGTTATATACATTATCTGAGTAACCATTACCACCAGTTGATACTACTTCTGGTAAACCTTGTACAAGAGCATAGAAATCAACACCAGTCGTTTGGCATTGTGCAGCGATTGTTTCATTGATACCTGAATCAGCAGGTACTCCAACAATCTGCTTTAAGTTCATTGTAATCGTTGTATTGGAACCATTGAAATTTGTTCCAAATAAACGTGAAGCATAACCAGCAGCAAATTGGCGTGCAGTTACTAAACCTGCTGTGTGTATTAATAAACGGCTTTGTTGCTGTGTATTATGTGAAATTACATAAGACATACCACCAGCATATATATCAGCTACATTTGCAGTAGGAACGAATAATAAAGCTTTAGTAACAAATGAATTTACTAAAGTTGATGCTGCTTCAATATCAGCAGTACTAAATGCACCAGAACTTGGTACCGATGTAGAATTTGCATTAGCATAAATATAACCACCAGTATAGATTTGGGGTTGTAGTATGCTAATAGCTTGAGTTAAAGTAATTACTGGACCAGAAGTCGATCCAGTTGGTTGCATTGGATAAATAACCAACTGACCATTACCACTTAAAATATTTGGGTTTTGGCTAAATACAGTTTGTGCAATGGAATAAGTTTCAGAACCTGTTCCATAGTCTAAACCTACTGATACTGGATCAGTATAGATACCAAAGCTATTGCTAATAATTACTGTTGGAGCAGATGTATAATTTGCACCACCACTAACTAAAGTTAGTCCAGTTACTAAACCACTTGTGTTTACTTGTGCAGTAACAACTGCACCAGAACCACCACCGCCAACTAAAAATACTTGAGGAGGTGTGAAATAATTTGTACCACCTGTTACTAATGTAACAGCAGTAACTACACCACCTGCTTCTGTACAAGTTGCGGTTGCACCAGTAGCATACTGTGATGGATTACCATTAATTGGACCTTCTGCCGTGATTAATGCCAATGAATTGACATTATAAGCTGGCAATGCCAATCCTGGCTGTGCCACTGTAAAACTAACGAAGTCTGAGATACTAATTGACATAATATATATACGTTAAGGTTGAGTTATAAGTTCTGGTGAACCAGCAAAGTTGTCGTAGTAATTTACTGGAATGATTCGGCTGAAGGCCGTAAGTACGTTAAATGTGATAGCGTAACGAGTTAAACGAGATGCACCTTCGACAATAGAGGCATCGTTAAAAGTGACTGGTATATTTGCGATTTTAAATCCATATTTTTCCTGTAGTTGTTCAGCTTGCGTTGAATTTAAAGCAAATAATATTTCTTGTCTTCTTGCTCTTGCATCATTGTTTCTAGACATAATCTGTATAGAATATATCTGCTGAACATTTTGAGTCTGAACTTCGTTTAAAACAACGGTTGCAGGCTCACCCACTTCAGATGCAGGAACAAGACCTTCTTCGTAAGAAATTTTATGACCATATGGTTTATCACCAAGTAAACCTACTGCAACAAATATACTGTCGTCTGGTGGTATAGGTATACGTTGATTATAGGTAACAACATGATTGTTATCTAATTGTAATTGCTCAC